GTTTCATCTTTAATTTTTTTTAAGACATGAAATTCTTTTTCTTTAAATTCTTTTTTTAACTTTTCTGCTTTAGCTTCATCTACTCTTATACCTCGTCTTCTTGTCTCTATTAGTATAGGCAGCAGCTCCATCTCCATGTCCCAAACATCATTTAAACTTTGTTTACTAATCTCTGATTTTAATCTTTCCCAAAGACGTAAGGTTAAACCTGCATCTTGTTCAGCATAAAATCCTACATAACCTGCAGGTAACTTCCACAAGTCAGCTTTTGCATCTATTCCCCACTCTTTAGCTTTTTCATTTAAAAATGTTTCGTTTTTAATTTCACCTAAATAATCTTTAGCACAAGCATTCAAACTAAAACTATATCTATTTTCATTTATCAAAGCAGCTGCGATCATAGTATCAACAATAGGACCATTTATTTCAAAACCATTTACTAATAACCAACCAACATCATAACTTGCATTGTGAAATATTTTTGTAGCTGGAGTTCTCAACACACTTTGCATCCACGCAGTTGTAATACCTAAATCCATATTACCTCCTGCATCATGTTGTATTGGAAAATACCATTGTTGACCTAATGCAGCCACAGCAAAGCCTATAATAGCTCCATCAAAAGTAGCCCAACCAGAACCTTTAGATTTTATATTTGTATCTTTCGTTTCTAAATCAATCGCAATTTCTTTTGCACTGCTTAAATCTGGATATTCACTTGGACAAACCCAATCACTATCATTGTAAATAAAATTAAGTTGATGAGTCATTTATGATATATCTTACGATAGTGGTAGCCGGGTTTAAATCTAAATCTTTTACGCACGAAGTCAGGATCATAACAATACCAAGCATAATAATTATCCTTATCATCTTTCATCTCGTGTTTTTTTATCCCTTAAAATTTTATTACGATATTCTTGTTCATTCTCAATCCTCATGTTAAACGCAACTGTAACTCTTTCAACATTACTTTTATAAGGATAAACCATATGCATAAGATCTGCAGGAAACATGAACAATTCTCCTGCATCTGGTGTAAAGTCTTGTCTCCAATTTGACATGCCGCCACCTACACCTGCAAAAAAACTTATAGATCCAGGACCTGCACTATTTATGTGTTGAGAGTTGTGTTCTTTATTTTCATCTAATAATTCTTGTGGCATACTAATAAAAAGAACACTAGAAAAATCTCCAGCATGAGTATGTGGTGGATTAAAATCACCAGGTTTCATAAAATTTACCCAAGCATTATAAATATAAATCTCTGGAGCTTCTATTTTGTAAAAAGCCGTAAAACTTTTTCTAAAATCATCCATGGCCTCTTGTAACAAAATTTGTAAATTTACATGATCTATTCTATATTCATCTTTAATATGACCTGCTAAATTATTTCTATAAAATTTATTTTTATCCTTTAAACACAGAGCTTTTATCTTTTCAATGTGATCGAGATCTAACTTAACATGATAAAGTAATGGACCAAAAAAATGAAACCTTGATAATAAATTACTCATTATTCCAAAACACTAATAGTAAAGTTATTGCACCAAATATAATTAACATAATTAATAAAAAACTCAAATAATTAATCATTCAGATTTTTTACTTTTTAATTTTAAAATTTCTAAATCACAATAATGTTTAATTTTTTCCAAATCTTCAACACCATTTTTAAAACGATACCTACAAACGTATTTTATGACATTCCCTTGGAAGAATGAAAGTTCATTTTTAGATATAAATTCATAAGGCTGTATATGAAAATGTTTATAATGTGATCCTCCAATTTGTTTGTCTTGTGGAAATGCCTCATCAAACATATCTTTATTTGTCATAACTTAAACTCTTGTAATATTTGTAATTTTTCTTCTGCTTGTGCAATTTTATCTATTAATTTATCTGCCTCATCAACATGCTGTGGATGTTCGCCTATTGCAACAGGCTTTTCTAAATAAATTTTTAACGTAGCTTCAGCCTCAGATATCTGTGCGTTATATCTATCTGTCAGCGCCTCAATAATTAATTTTCTAAACATAGTTAGCCTCATATAATTTAAAATATTTTCCTAATGGAAAATTATATTGATGATTAGTCCCAAGCAAGTGTAAAGTTTGTTTTGATCTCGTGGCTCCCGTATACCATACTCTAAGTTCTTTTACTTTTTCAGATAGATTTTTCTTATCAAAATGTGATGGAAAATTACATTTACTAGCTAAAATGACATTATCTGCCTCTCCACCTTTCACCTGATGAATAGTATCTATTATAATTTTTGGTGGTTGTGATAAATCTACACCTTCACTCATAAGTTTTTTTAAATATTTTTTATCTTTATCTTTAAATTTTCTTTTAAACACTTCCTCCCAAGGTGCCCTCTCATCTCTCATACCACATCTGAGATGTAATTCATCAAAATTAAATACTTGATTTGCGTGAGCAAAAGACCATTTTTTGCTATCTGATGACCGGTATCCGTGGTCAATATTTAATAAAAATTCATACATTATACATGCTTCTTCTCTAGTTATGGAACCGCCTTGACATATTTTTTTCCAATACTCTATTGCAGCAAATTGATTTGGGTCAAAAGATTTATTGTTTTTCTGATCTTGATAGTAAAGGCCAAGATTTTTTGCCTCCTCCTGGAGTTCCCTCTTTACATCATTTATTCTAGCAAGAATCATCCAATCACCCTCCAAATCCCAAGGCACTTTTTTCAATCCATTCCAACGATAGATTGCACCCTCTTTACCATTAGAATAAAATTCTTTTTCTACTCTATTTTCACCCATTGAATACAATAAACAAGATGAAAAGTGATGTATGTTTTTATTTAATCTAACAGATTTTTTTAAAACTAAAGATTTACCAGGAAAATTTTGAAAAAATTCAACTTCAGCTCCGTTCCATTCATAAATGGCTTGATCATCATCACCTGCTATATAAACTCTATCCACTGCCTTAGCTAACTTTACAACCAAGTCCCACTGCAGGGGAGTTAGATCTTGTGCTTCATCTACCATTAATACTTTAAAAGGTATTGATACTCCCTCATCAATAAATTTTTGGACCATATCTGTAAAGTCTAACCTATCTGGTGTCCGTTGTCCGTTCTCCGTTTCCATTGTTTTAAATTCTTCGTAACCATTAATAATTGATTTAAATTGTTGCAACCTCACAGCTTTTCTAGATTGCTGCTTGTAAAGCCACACAGGATCTACTTTCATATTTCTTGCTCTATCATAGATTTGTAATGACCAATTGTTAAAAACTTTTTGTTCATCGTGACCCTCTTTATAATTTACTTTTATTGTCCCGTATTGTGTATGAAACATAAGCATATCAGCTTTTGGATCTAAAACGGGAATCTCAGCAAACTGTTGTCTTGCCAGAGAATGTAAGGTTCTGAAATATCTAAAATCGTCTTCATCGTAACCTTTGAATCTTTTTCTAACCCTTGAAACACATTCATTAACTGCTTTGTTGGTAAATGATATGTAACAGATTTCATCTGGAGAGTGTCCTTTTTTGAGATAGCGCTCAACTCTCTTGAGTAAATTTTCAGTTTTTCCAGTTCCTGGTGGTCCAAAGATTTTAATTGTCTTCCCACGCAGCCTTTGCTTTAACGAATTTGACATTTTTGTTTTTGTGTTCACTCTGTTTTGGTAATGCTACAACCCAATGTCTAGTTTGTATAGCTTTAAACTTAGACTTTGGCTTTGCACCTCCTGTTTCTAAAAATTTAGTACATTCTTTTTCATTCCAATTATAACCCATTTTTTTCATAAATGATTTAAAGGTCTCTAATTTAAATCTCATTTCTGTTTCATCCCGCCATATATTACCTGAATCTATCTGATCAAATTCTGTAGTATCCTCAACATCTTCTAAAAATCTTGCCATTCTTGAATTAAATACATCTCCTAATTCTTCCACAGAGTCAAATCCCTCCATATCTTGTTTATTTGAAACAAGTTCCTCAAGCCAATCTCTGTAAGGATCTGGATCTCTTTTTGTGGGCTTTAAAGGTCGCCACACAATATCGTAATTTAAAAGCTGTTCTCCTAACAACTGTTGTTGGTATAATTGTTTTGTTGATAGTCTTATTGATTTACCTTGAATAGGTAAAATCCAGTATGGTTCAGGATATGAATTTACTTTTATGAGTTTACCTACTTCAGGTAAAGCTTCATTAGCTCCAATCCCAAGTTTACGCTTAACGCATTCAGATGATACACAGTGCATTCTAGCGATTGACGTTTTACATTTGTACGCATATTCTTTGTTTTCTACACCTTTAAATATATTTTGCAATTCTTTTGGATGTAATCTTTCTTCACAAACTTTAGTCATCATATCTCTAGTCCAATCTTGATACATAACAGGATCTGGATTAATTTTTTTTGCAAGTACAGCAACATTAAACATTGCATCATTACGACCCTCACCTTTTTTAACTTTATTTTTCATAAAGTTTATTACACAAGGCGGATAATCTTTTGTTTCGTTATCTTGAAATATTTTTAATTTTTTAAATTCTGTAGCTTTTAATCTGTATTGTAATACAAATGAGTATAAATTTTCTAATTTTATTGAGTTGCATTCATCGTCCATGGCAACTCTTGTTGTCATATGAGCTTTTTGATATGGTAAATTTACAAAATTACCTTTTCTTTTATCATCCCAATTTTCAGGTGAGAGATCTACTTCATCC